AAGGACAAGCTGCTCTTTCAGGTGGTTTAACTGTAACTGATCCATCATAATAATTTTTAATTCATAAACAAAAAATAAAATGGCAACAACCCATAATATAACAACAACTTATGCTGGAAAGGCAAGTTCTCCATATTTAAGAGCTGCTTTACTAAGCGGAAAATCTTTAGCATCTGGAGCAATAGATATTAAAGATAATATTCAATTCAAAGAAGTTTTGCAGGTGCTAACTTCTGATGCAAACCTAATCAAGCCTGGAACTTGTGATTTCGATCCAACAGGAACTTTAACAACAACAGAAGTTGTTTTAGAGCCTAAAGAGTTTCAAGTAAACTTAGAGGTTTGTGCAAAAAACTTTAGATCATCTTGGGAATCTTTACAGATGTCAGGAATTAAATCTGGTATCCCAAAACAATTCGGAGATTTTATTTTAGAGCATGTAGTTCAAAAAACTTCTGATGCTTTAGAAACTGCAATTTGGAGTAACACAACTTCATCTACTAATATTCCTTTTGATGGATTTGAAACTTTAGCAGCAGCTAATTCTGATGTAGTAGATGTTTCTGCTTCATCTGTAACTGCGGCTAACGTAACCACAGAAATTGGAAAAGTTGTAGATGCAATTCCGACAGCAGTTTACGGAAAAGAAAACTTATATATCTATGTTCCAACTGCAATTTATCAAAAGTATGTTAGAGCTTTAGGCGGCTTTGGTGCAAGTGGTTTAGGTGCTGCTGGTATTGAAGACAAAGGTCATACTTGGTACACAGGACAACAAGAAATCTTTTTCGATGGTATAAAAGTTCTTCATTGTCCAGGAATGACAGCGACTAAGATGATTGCTTCAACAACTGACAACATGATATTTGGCTCATCTCTTTATTCAGAGTTAAATAATTGTAGTGTTTTGGATATGTCGAGCATCGATGGAAGTCAAAATGCAAGAGTAATTTTAAGAGGATCAGCAGGAGTTGCTTTGGGAATAGGTAGCGAAGTAGTTCTATATTCTTAATAACTGTTGGCTGTAATGCTAACTATAAATTTAATAAGATATGGCTTGTAATTTAACAAAAGGCTACGCTACAAACTGTAAAGATGTAGTTGGTGGAATTGTAAGAGCATGGATGACCAATTTTGGTTTGATAAGTTCTTTCACAATAGATGCCAACGACCAGATTACAAATGCAAGTGGAACAGCAGTTTTTTATCAATATGATTTAAAAAACGCTGGGAACACTATGGTAACAACAGCAACTAATTCCAGAGATTCAGGAACTAATTATTTTTCAACTGTCTTGACTTTAGTTTTACCAAAATTAACTAAAGAAATGTCAGTAGAAACTAAGTTAATAGCTTATGGCAGACCTCACATTATTGTTGAAGATAGAAATTCAAATTTCTTTTGGCTCGGTAGAGTTCATGGAAATGAATTAACCTCAGCAACGATTGCAACAGGTGGAGCTATGGCAGATTTAACAGGATATACACTTGAATTTACAAGTGAAGAAGTAGAGCCGCCAATGTTTATTAGTGGTGGAACTGCTGCAAATCCTGTTGCTGGATTATCAGGAGTAACTGAAACTATTACAGTAGGTACAAATAGTTAATAGAATTGTGTTTTGTTTGGGCAGTATGTTCATTGTGGCTGCTGCCTTCAAAACACTTAATAAAATATTATGACAAAAGAAACAAAACAGATACTAAAAAAATCTTACGATTCTGTTGAATGGAATAAAATTTCCAAATCACAAGTTGTAAAAGAATTGGATGATAAGGCTATTGAGGTTTTAAATAAAGGTGGCAGAGTTAAAACTTCAAAAGCAATATATGTAATACAATGATAGTACTTGACAGAACACAATCAAGTCATACAATTAGTTTCATTCCGAGTTCTTATGTTCCAACAGGCTCGGCAATATTTAGAATAAAAATGACAAACGAACAACAAAACACAGTAGTTTATAATCAGACCGCAAGTTCTTTAACAGCAGTAGATTATTATTACACTTACACAGCAGATTTAAATTTAGATTCTGCAAAAGACCAAGATTATTTATTAGAAATAACCAATACCGCAACAAATGAGGTTTTGTACAGGGATAAAATTTTAGGTACAAACCAGACTGTCGCTGATTATTCCATCAACTCAGGAATGTACACTACGAACACAACGCAGAATAATGACTTTCTAGTTTATGAATAATAGCGACTTTCACATATTGAATCTTTCGGCTTATCAAACGCCAGAAGTTGTTGAAAACCCAAACGAAGAATGGATTGCTTTTGGGGATGACAATAATTTTTACAAAGAGTTAATAGATGCTTTCTTAAACTCTGCAACAACAGGATCAATCATACAAGGAATCAGCAACCAAATCTACGGAAAAGGATTAAATGCTCACAATGCTTCAACTAAGCCAGAGGCTTATGCACAAATGAAGTCTTTATTTAAGAAAAAATGCCTACAAAAAATAGCATTGGATTTAAAATTGTTAGGAGAAGCTGCATTTCAAATTACTTACAAAAAGAAGAAGATAGAAAGCGTTCAGCACTTCAATAGAGAAACTCTAAGAGCAGAAAAATGTGATGACAAAGGAAAGATCAATGCGTATTATTATCATCCAAAATGGGAAGATTTTAAAGACTTTGAGGAATTAACAAGAATCCCTGTTTTTGGATCTAAAGCACCCAATGAAATTTATATAATCAAAAAGGCGATTCCATCAATGCACTATTACTCTCCTCCAGATTGGAGTTCTGCTTTAAATTATGCAAGGTTAGAGTGCGAGATTTCCGAATATTTAGTTAATGAGGTGCAAAATTCTTTTTCTGGAACAAAGCTAGTTTCTTTTACCAATGGAGTGCCGACACAAGAGAAGCAGCATTTGATTAAAAATGAAATCATGAACAAACTCACAGGAGCAAATGGAGAAAAAACTATTATATCCTTTTCCGATTCTCCTGAAACTAAAACTACAATCGAAGATATTTCTGTATCGGATGCAGCAGATGTTTATTCCTACATCGCAGAGGAGTGTTCACGAAAGCTGCTTTTAGCAAACAGAATTACCTCTCCGTTATTAGTTGGAATTAGAGATACAGGAAACTCATTAGGATCAAATGCAGAAGAAATAGAAAATGCCCACAACCTTTTTGAAAATGTAGTTATCAAACCTTATCAAGAATTAATCTTAGATGCAATAGATGATATATTGGCTGTAAATGGAATTGCTTTAGACTTGTTTTTTGAAACATTAACTCCGATTGAGTTTGTAGATACTGAGGAAATTGTGAGCAAAGAACAACAAGAAGAAGAAATTGGAGATATTATAGAAGAAACTCAACCAACAACAGAAGAAAAAGTAGAGGAAGAAACGGAAAGCGAAGAAGATTTAATAGACAAACAAGCATCTTACAACGGAGCTCAAATTGCCTCTGCGTTATCTATTTTACAAAATGTAAAAGAGGGTATAATAACCGAAGATCAAGCGATTGTCTTTCTTGTTCAAATGTTACAGTTTGACATTGAAGTTGCTCGTTCTATGTTTCAAGGAAAAGGATCAGAGGAACTGCTATCTAAAATAGATGATACTCCTGAATTAAAAGAAGAATTAGAAACAGAGTTATTAAAATATTTAGAAACAGTTGGAGAAAGCGAATGGGATTTGCTTTTAAATCATGAGCTTGTATCTGTCGAGGATGCAAGTGATGAGCCAGAAGAATTTAATGCAGAAGAATATTTAAACAGTTTAAAATTATCAAAACCACAATTAGATTCTAAACTAGATTCTAAAATATTTAAAGTTCGATATAAATATGTGAGAATAAATCAAGCTCCTGCAAATAAAAAAGGAAACAAAGGAAGAAAGTTTTGCAAAACATTAATTGCAAAAAATAAAATATATCGCAAAGAAGATATTGATATGCTAAGTTTTAGAGGAGAAAACAAAAGTTTTGGTCATAATGGAAAGGCATATTCTATTTGGAAATATAAAGGAGGTAAGTGGTGCAAACACGCATGGGAACGCAGAGTCTACATGAAAAGATTAAACGCTAAAGGAGAAGCTTGGGGAGGAGCTGCACTAGTAGGAACAGAAAAAATTTCTGTTGCCGAAGCAATACGAAAAGGTTTTAGACTGCCAAAACAAGATTCCTTAGTTGGAAAAGCACCCTATTTCATGCCTAAAGGAGGAGCATATAATTAAAAAGATAAAATATGGCAGATGTATTATTTTGTAGCAAAGATGATGTAGTAAGAAAATCTACAATACTATCAGGATCGATTGATAGCGATAAGATTATTCCAGCCATGCACCTTGCACAGACACAATATTTAAGAGAAATAATCGGTACGGATTTATACAATAAATTTTCTACTGATATAGCTGCACTTATAAATAGCGGAACGACATTTCCTGCAACATACAAAGCGTTGCTGGATGATTATGTCAAACCTATTTTAGTGCATTTAACAGTACATGAATTTCTAAAGACAGCTCATGTTACTGTATCAAATAAAGGAGTTTATAAACATACCTCAGAGGCATCATCTGATGTTACACAATCTGAATTAAAAGAACTTATCCAGGTAGCAAGAGATAGAGCAGAGAGTTATACACAACGATTTTTAGATTACATGGCT